TATCTACTTTCCACATTATGCTACTTTCTGTATGTAGATGGCCCTGTACTACAGACATACCCCAATTTACCATCCTATTATAAGCAGCTTTTAGGCCACTACTACCAGTACCATGAGTATAATATACATCATCATAGACAAAATGATCATCAAAAGTCCATCCAGGAGTACCTAGTACCTCATCATAATCTCTAATCCATCTATTAGATACCCCAGCATCAAAGCTCTTTCTGGCTATTATAGCATCATGATTACCTATGCAGACATCTGCTACTGGCCATACTTTATACCACTCCTGTATCTGATCTATAGCTCTCTGTAGCTCCTCTCCTGCTGAGTAGCCATCTGGATCAGTAGGATGAAAGCTGCTGTAATGATTATCTATCAGATCTCCTATCATGATTACATGATTACAATTATATCTATCATATACCTCCTTACAGTGCTGCAGATACCCTTTTTTTATAAAAGGAGCATGTAAATCTCCTATTACTAATATATTTCTGGTATTATTTTCTCTATGCTTTTTTATAATGCTATACTCATGAGGAGTAAGCCTATACTGTTTGTTAGTCATATTACAAATATAGAGGCATCCACCTTTTTTATGATGGATGCTCTAATAAGTTATTAATAAAGTGCTGTTTATTTCTTTTTACCTAAGTCTGCTATACCCTGTGCTCCAGTTAATGTAACTAATGCCCAGAAAATTTCTGATACTGCATCCTCAGATACTCCTAATGCTCTAGCTACTGCAGGTATTACCATAGCTGCTATAGTATACCATACTTTCTTAGATTTTAATATAGTGTAAATTAAATACTCTTTCATTTTATATATAAATTTGGTTAATAATTATATCCCCACATAGTTTCTTGTGCCTTTTCTTTGCTGCTGTCTACATGTATAAATTTAGAGCTCTCACTCATCCCTATCCTGTTAAATCCTACAGACATTAGAGCCCTCAATATTTTAAATTTTTCATTATTATCTCTATATAATATATCTACTGCCTTACCTTTTGTATGTTCGCTAGATATTCTGCCTCCACAAATCTCATTAAACGCTGTACATCTGTAGGCTGATGATAATCTAAATGGTATGCCTGCTCTATGTCTAGCCTCATCTAAATCTGTAATAAAATCTACATCCATATTATATCCAGTAGCATCACATTTATCACAGCTCTCTAAATTACCCTTACATTTAAACTCTGAGGCTGTAAAATATCTTAGTTTTAAATTATCCATTTTTTTTATTTTTTTTTCTGTAATACAGCCATCTATCTACTGTATATGCTATAGATACTATTAGTAATAATATCTTTAATATCATCTCTAAATCTGTTAAGCATAATGCAAAGGATGTACTATTTACTGTTAGTACTGGCCCTATTTCTCCTACTACTTTCTTTACTGCCATTTTTCTCTGTTTTATTGAGATACTTTTTTAGAGCTTTCTCATTATTAATTTTTATATACTTAGTCAATTTTATAGCCATATTTTTAATATGTTAAATCTGCATCTAAAAAGTCCTCAAAGGTAATATTAGGCCTAGGCTTATTTATTCCCTGTACTCTTTTGTCTAAATTCATTACAGAGCTATAGGCTGATTTTTTAGGCCTTATATCATCATTTACATTTGTACTATATTCTGGGTATGATGTAGTATTATGTTTTAGATAATCTACTAGTCTCTTTCTATACCACTCTGCAGTATCTAATACATTATGTCTTAGATCTTGTAGCTCCTCTCTACTTATAGGAGATGCATTATCTGAGCTTTTTAGCATTACCCCCTTATTCATTACTTTATAATGCATATAAGGTAATGCCTCATAAAAGGCATAATGGCAAAGTACATCAGATACATAGTCATTAATTAATGTTAAATATGCACCAGCTAAAGTACCTGCTGTAATATCTGCCTGGCACCTCTCATATAAAGCTGTGCCTAGAGATGTCTCTAAGTATTTACGCTGTGCTACTTTTAAATAAGGTAATAAAAACTCTACATCTACATTATTTGTAATACTTGTAGTCTCTTTCAACCTTTGCTCTGATACAAAAAGTGCATAACTCATAATCTATAATTTTATTTTAATCCTCCTTTATTAGGCATATTTATAGGCTGTACTGGTACCTCCTGCTCATTAGGTACTGGCCTAAAGCCCTGCCTCCTAGCCTCACTAGTAGATACTACAGTGTCCTTATTACTAGCTCTATTACCTTTCTGCAAGTAGATCCTCCTGTACCATGCATGGTAACAATTTTTACCTCCCTTATATTTCCATATACTATAGGTATTTTTACCTCCTGGCCCCCAGCCTGGATTTACTGCCATTCTACTCATGGCCAGTATGTCCTCTTTTCTGTATACTTTTGCTGCAGACATCATAGCCTTACAAAAGGGCCTCTCTGGAGACTGACTACCAGTATATACATATCTTACTCTAAATAACTGCCCATCTCTACCTGTGCCATCTTGCTTAGATTTTCTATTAGGGTAGCCTTTGCCAGTCTTTACATCTGCCATATCTACTCTGCCCTCATTTAATTGAGCCTCATAATCATCTGTCTCTATTTCATCCTCTACTGTCTCCTCAGAGATCATCTCATACTCTTTGAGTATATCCTCCTCTTTCTCTCCATAAGTCTCTAAAAACTTCTCTAAATCGCTAGAAAGAGACAAATTAGCATTAATAGGCACACAGTTAGGTACTTTTCTGCCATCTTTTATCTTATGCCCATATGGCTCATATCCAGATGTACATGGATTAGGCCTAATTAGCTCCTCTTTCTCACACTCACAGTCTTTAGACATATCTAATATGTCCTTATGATTTTCGCATGGCATATAGTAGGTATTACCATCCTGGGTATGCTCATGATATCCTTTGCAGCCCATCCTTTCTGCCTGTGCCTCTGCCTCCTCTATAGTATCGTATAATGGTAGCTCTACTCCATCAGTAATCATACTACCCACTTTACTATATACGTATCTTTTCTTTTTCTTTTTCTTTTCTCTTTCCATCTCCTCCTCAGCTACAGTATCATCCTCCTCTGCTAATACTGGTAATCCTAGCTCCTCTCTAAGCTCATTGACTGTCATAACCTCCTTAAGTACATCTGCTCCAAATTTATTAGACATAGGAGCTGATTTTTGTATAGATATAGGTAGATTAATATCATTAATATTTAGTATCATATTGATACATTTTAGTATCACATCCTGGAAAGGTCTAATAACTGTATTATGGTATAGCTCATATGCATCTAATAGCTCTGTCCTACCCCCTAACTGGCCCTCTGTTTTTACTCCTAAAAGCATAGGGCTAGTAACTCTATGAGCTATCATTATATTTTGTATACAGAGCTTATTTAATATGTCATACTGTTTATCTGCATCTGATAAACTTATAGGCTGTAATGTAGGCTCTCTAGTTTTATCATCTGAAAATGTTAATACAAACTTACCAGCATTACTAGAGCCTGTAAATTTCTCCTGTATTTTCTTCTCTAGCTCATATCTCTCCTCATCTGATGGGATGCCATTATTAAAATTTATCCAAAAACTCGGAGAAAAGCCATTTCTGATATTTGATAGATGAAATTCTGATATAAGCTGATCTGTAAGGCACCAATTAGTACCAGCCTGGTAATCTGGAGTATGGTATATCTCCATACCTGGAGAGTAAATACCCTTATATAGTATCTGAGATGGCTCTGTCCTATCATTAGGATTAAATGCAGCTACTGGCTTAGGAGTATAATCTGACTGCCTATACCTGCTCCAGTCTGCACTTAGCCAGTACTCATCTACCTGGCCCCACTCATTTAATTTACCACATCTTACTCTTTCTACAGGTACATGATGTATCTCTGCTATAGATGTCCTATCATTACTCCAAATGATATTAAGTGCAAATCCTCCCTGTAATTTTAAATCAAATGCTACCTTTTTTATTACCTCATGCAGTGTCTCCTTTCTATTTGCACTAGCTATAAACTTTTTTAGCTTAACATATGCATCTAAATTATTTTCTGAGCCCTCATCTACTACTATATTATCTCCAGAAATCATAGAGCTAGTAGCATTAACTACAGCAGCATGAGTAGGAGATGAGTTATATAAGTCTATAATAAACTTAGGGTATAAATTTCTATAGGCTCCAGTGCCATAATTTACCCAGCTATCTGCAGAGCTCTCTGTTATTTGAGGTGCTGTTTGTTGATCCAGATATACCTGCATCAAAGGTGGTATTTTTTTTGTTTTTTTTGCCATAATTATTGTATCATTTCTACTCTTACATCATCTATCCTTCTGACTACTTCTCTTACTATACCAGGCTCATCACAGGAGTATATAATTACTTCTCCTATTTCTCCTATAAAGTCATTTATTTGGCTATTTCTACAGCCTACAGTATCTATATCTAAAGGCCTAGAGCCAGAAAATGATGTTGTATCTGTTTGCTCTACTCCATCTATAATAATTTTTACAGATCCTGTACTACTTCTAACAATTACAATACCTACAGGATCTCCATTTGGCAACCCTCCATTTAATTCTATTGTCCTTAGCTGGCCATTTGCCTTAATTTCTATCTCCTCTGAGTTTTTTATCCTTATAAAATCATTAGCTGAGCTAGCATCTGCTATAGTTACTAAATTTTGTTGTTCTGAGCCTAATTTAATTGCAAATCCTATAGTAAATACATCATCTAATGTAATAGCATCAGCTACAGTATTTTGGGTCATAAATTGATTATTACCATCAAAATTATATCCATGCCCAGTCCATTGAGGCATATTAGCCTCTCCTGTCTGTGTAAAGTCCCTGCTATTACCAGATGCATCTTTCCAATTAGTTATCTTAAATGGAGTAGTAGTATTAGATATAAATGGAGCATGCAGCCCAAATCTTAACTGTAACTCAAATGTCTCTTTACCACATCCAGATAAATTACCAGTATCTGGCTGTATTATCCTATTTATAGATAATTTATTTGCTATACTTAAAAAAGCCATTATTGGAATGGATTTCCATCAGTTTCTACATAGCATATAGCAGTCCCAGATGATAATGTTATGGCTGTTACTCTACAAAAAAAAGTAACCCCACCTCCAAAAGTGCCTACTAATTTATTTTCTGCAGAGCCATTAATACTAATAGCTGATACTGTACTAGATACAGGAAAGTATACAGCATAGTAGTCCTTACCTGTTTGTGCTCCACTGCTGCTATTTATTACCTCTACTGTCCCCTTACCTAATTGTTCTCTTAATAAATCATTATTACTGTCTGTCTTTGCCATATTTTTCTATTTTTTAATTAACATGTATAAAATTATTATCTGTATCTATGTCGCTACTACTTACTTTGTCTGTATGTTTAGTATATGATACCTCTCCATCTAGTAAATCTCTATCTCTTTTCTTATATTCTACTACTGAGTTATTTACATCTGTGTTTGTTGTACCTGTCCTTATAGCATTAAATTGATCTGTAGTTACTACTAGAGCCTTACCCCTATCTATCTCTCTAGGTAAAAAAGCAGGATGCTCTAAATAAGTCTTATGACTTAGATATGCTGTAGCAGGTGGTAAGTTATCAATAACTGTGCCCATATAAATTACATATGAATAATAGCCCCTAGTAGGGAAAACAATTTCTCCAAAAGTGCCATTAGGAGTACTAGATAATGATAATGCTTTAAATGCTGTTGTAAATTTACCATCTACATACTTGATATCATTATGAGTACCCTGTACAGTAGTAGTAGTCTTGATAAACTCACAGGCCATACTTTCTCTAGTCATATCATTAGTAAACACAATAGCAAAAGATACATTTGGATTATCTGGTGCTCCATTAACAGGGATCCTAGACTGATTAAAAAAAGTCATATGATGCCTATCTCCACAAAAGTCTATACAATTATCTCCTATCTGTTTTACTAAGAGCATATTATTTTGAGCTTTTTTTAGGCTTAACCTCCTCAAAATACATATCAAAGCCACTATCTATTAGCTTTAATATCTGATCCTGTGTTAAATCTGCTAATTTAATTACTATTACATTAGGGCAAATGCTTGCATCTATATACTGCTCCTTAACTTTGTAAGTCTTTTTACTCATAGTCTTTTTATATAAGTATAAAAATATACAAAAAGGTACAAAAAAAGGAGATAATATAGATATTATCCCCCTTTTATCATGAAAAACTATATAAAAACTCCCTTAGTATGCAGGAGATACAGTTAAATTAGTAATATTATCAAATGGATTAGTAGTACCAGTACCTGCAAATCTCATAGGCTCAGCCTCCTGGGATGTAAAGGTAAGATCATATCCATTCATATCTCCTAGGGCAGTACCTGTACTACCAGTACCAGCAGTAAGCTCAGCACCATTAGTCTCCCCTATTACAAACTGATTATTATTATTATCTAATATATAAATTACTAGTCTATTTTGTGCTAATAATCTAATCTCATCTCTATCTGCTCTAGTAAGTTTATGTAATTTTATATTCACTACTCCCTCATAAAAGATAGTACCATTTTCTGGAGCTGACTGTATAGTCTCTGTAAAGTTTCCAGTACCCTTAGCTAATTCATATCTAAATACTGTATCTGCTGCTATTGCAGACAGCTCTCCATTACCATCATAGGTAGGAGAATAATCAGCTACAGCC